AGCAAATTTTCCACCTTATTTTAAACAGGCATTAGTTTTTGAGCTAGCTTCTTTGTTTGCTGGTGCTATTGCAAGAAATGATACATTATCTACACTGTATCAAAATAGAGCAATTGCTCAAATGGCAATAGCAAGAGCGCAAGATTCACAAGCACAAACTACAAGAAAAGTAGATACTACTAGGTTTAGAAATAGGAGGAATTCAGGGTCTTTAGGCACTATAAAGGCTACTGTTAGCTCATAGATGGGAATAGCAAGAATATCACAAACCAATTTCAATAGAGGAGAAATTGACCCAAACTTAATAGGCAGAGTAAGTTTAGAGACTTATGGATCAGCTTTAAAAAAAGCAAGAAACGTAATAGTTAATAATCAAGGACCAGTAGAAAGGAGACCAGGAACTTATTTTAGAGCAGATTTAGGAGCAGAGAGTAGGTTAGAATCTTTTATATTTTCAGGAGATCAAGAGTATATTTTTGCTTTCCAAAACACTGTTCTAAAAATATACTCTACTGCTGGATCATTATTGCAAACTATAACTTCATGTCCTTGGACAACTAGCAATATATTTGAATTAAATTATACCCAACAAGGCGATACTATGATTGTTGCACATGAAGATTTTATGCCATCAATTATAAAAAGAACTGGAGCTACTACGTTTGCTAATTCAACTTTTGCATTCGATACTAGTATAAACGGAGAAAAAGTCTATCAGCCATATTTTAAATTTGCTGACGATACAATTACATTAGATATTGATTCTGTTACTAAAGATGCAACAGGTGTTACTTGTACTGCCTCATCTGGTTATTTTACAAGTAGTTATGTAGGAACAAGAATTAGATATATGGGAGCTGAACTTCTAATAACAGGATATACTAGCGCAACTGTAGTTACAGCAACCTTAAAAGCTGTTCCAGAAATAATATTGGATGAAGATCCATTTGCTACTGCTGCTGGTACAGGCACAGTAACAGTAACTCACGTAGCTCATGGATTCTCTACTGGTGCTTCTGTTACTTTTGCTGGTTCAGAGGATATTAATGACACAGATGGTGCCGGTTTGGCTTCTGGAAATATAAATGGAGCAAGAACAATTACAGTAGTAGATGATGATCACTATCAATTTACAGCTGGGTCTGGAGATACAGCTACAGAATCTGTAGATGGTGGTGGAGTTAGAGTTACTATTGTAGGGCATCCACCAACCAGGAATTGGGATGAACAAGTATTTTCAGATATAAATGGTTATCCAAAAGCAGTAGCATTTCATGAACAACGTTTATTTTTTGGTGGTGTAGCTAATTTACCAGATGGTATACAAAGTAGTAAAACAGGTACATTTTTTAATTTTGATGTTGGTAATGCTGAAGATGCAGATTCAGTACAAATACAAATAGCTTCAGATGAAATAAACGATATTAGACATTTAAGGTCTGGTAAAGTATTAGAAATATTAACAAATACATCAGAGTTTTATTTAAAACCACAAGTATCTAAACCTATTACACCAGCAGATATACAGATTATTAGACAATCCTCTAATGGATCACAACAAAAAGCAATGCCTAGATTTTTTGATGGTGCTACTACATATGTTCAAAATAATGGGAAAACAGTAAGAGAGTATGTATTCAATTCTGCTTTAGAAGAATTTAGTGATGCACCTATAAGTATTGAGGCTAATCACTTAATAGACTCTCCGAAAGATAGCGCATCTATAACAGCATTGCCAAAAAGAACAGAACAATTATTTTTTTTAATAAATGATGATGGAACTATCGCAGTATATTCATCACAAAGAGCGCAAAAAGTATTAGGATGGGTACAATGGAATACATCTGGAACTTTTGAATCTGTTTGTACTACATCTAATAATGTTTATTTTTCAGTAAAAAGGACTATAAATAGCGCAACAGTTTATTATTTAGAACAGTTATCTTCTACCGTATATGATGTGCCAACAGATATGACTTGTACTAAAACATTGTCAGCGAGCTACCAACCCCACGGTTCCCCCCTCACGAAAGGAACGACTAGTAGCTCGACTGGCTTAATTGCTGATGGGTTTACCAATGCTCCTCAAGTAGGAGAAAAATTCAAGTTTGCCGGCACAGGCACAGAATACACTATAAATGCTGTTGCTACTACTTCGACATCTGGAGAATATAGCATTACTCTTAACGCTGCTGTTAGTACATCTGACAATGTTGAACTTAGGTTTACTTATTCTAAAACTTGGTCTGGCTTGAATTCTGCTCCTGATATGAGAGGATTAACAGTATATGGAACTTCTGGTACTACAGAGGGAGGTAACATTAACTATTATGGAGATGGTGTTGTTACTAGCGGCGGTGTTGTCGTATTGGATAGTGTCGCATCTGCAATAGATATTGGCACAAATTATACGCTAGAAATTGATACTCTAGCTGTAGACGCTGTCGTTCCAACGTCTCAAGGTAAAGCACCATTAACTGGATATCCAAGAAAAATTGCTAAAGCAATAGTAGAAATATCTAATAGCTATAACCTTAAAGTTAATACTAATGATGTAATTATAACAACAGTATCTGATCTTAATAACGCAGATACTATTGCTAGTTTTACTGGCAAAAAAGAAGTACATTTCTTAGGATATGATTTAGAACCATCTATGCAAATAACACAGTCAGTGCCTCTACCTCTTAGAGTATTGGCTATAACATCGGAGATTTATTATTAATGTGTGATCCAATAACAATGGGAGTAGTAGCTGGAGCTGGAGCTGGAACAGCTGCATATGCTGGCGTTCTTGGAACAGCAGCAACTGGAAGTTTAATGACTGCTGCATCAATTGGTTTGACTGTTGGTAGCGGTGTTATGCAAGTAGGCGCAGCTTATCAAGCAAACAAAGCAGATCGTATATCAGCTGGTCTACAAGAAAGACAATATGATGAACAAGTTAAAAGATATAAGGCGCAAGCAGAAGCACAAGAATTAGAAACTATGCAACAAATTACTGCTAGGAAAAGAGATTATTTGAGAACACTATCATCAAATCGAGCCTGGATGGGTGCAAGCGGAGCTACAATGGACTCTGCAAGTTTTAATGCTTTATTACAAGATAACATGAGTACTTATAGGGATGATGTTTCAGCAATAGGATTAATGGGTACTGAAAAAAGATTTGAGACTATGAGTCTTGCACAAGATGCATTAGTTGCTAAATCTGGTGTTAGACCATTACTTAAAGCAAAACAATCAGCTAGAAATTTAGAAACATTATCTTCTGTTGGTAGTCAATTAGCAGAAGTAGGTACAGGTTTGGGTAGTAAAAAATCAAAAGGTAGAAATATTCTTAAAGAGGGTACTAAAGCATCAGAAGCTACTGCAACACGTGCAAAAAATTACGAAAAATTGAGAAAAAGTTTATTAGGTAAAGAATATGGCTATTAAGAGAGAAAAGAGACAAGTAGAATATAGTACTAAAATTGGAGTAAATAGAGGTTCTGGTATTGCTTCAGCAGCACAAGCAAAAGCACAAGAATCACAAATATTTGATCGTATACTTACACAACAAGCAGATGAAAATTTAAAAAGATTACAAGAGATGGAGAGAAGGCTTAAAAAGCCAAAGTCTTTAAAAGAAAAAATTTTAAGAGATGAAAAAAGAGCCAAAGAAGGGCCTAAAATAAAAAA